CCTCCCGCCATTTTTCTCCCCGGATAGTGTTATGTGTTTCGATCATTGCTCCGGTGTCAATATTCCGATATCTTTTCACGGGCTCTTCCTTACGTTGCAGACTTGATGATGGAAAAGGCTGTCTTGTCAAGGATTCCGAATCCGATGTATGTCTGTGCTCTCAGATATACCTGGCCGTATCCCTGCAGATCTTTTCCGCTGTTATCCGGATCGCCGTAAGGAATAACCTCCAGTGTTACCTGCTTTGCATAGCCCCACTTAAATGCTCTCTGAAAGTCTCCCAGAATTGCCTTATCCTTCGATGTCCCGAATGATACTGTGGAGTTTACTTCCACCTGGCAGCCGTTAATTGTTCCCGGATTGGATCCCCATGCAAGCTGAGGATAGAGCTTCGCTCCCGCATTGTCCGTCTGCTTTGCCAGTGCGCTTCTCATATCTTTGGAGATTGCCATTCCGGACATATCAGAGTCTACCGTATCGAGTGCAGATACTGCATCCTCGATACATCCGTCAGGAGCTGCTGCATTGTAGTCAATTTCTGTGACGCCGATTGTGTCAAAGCTGTTTGTTCCAATCAGGGAAGAGACCTCTCCGGTTCTCGGATTTACTCCGTGCATTGCCATGATATCAAGGCCTCTTGCTGCCTTCATAGCAAATCCATCGTTGAATGCTTTGAGGATTTCCAGCTTTTTCTCCTCGGATGCATACATAAATTCATTGGATACTCTTGCACCGTATTCGATCAGGAGTGGTGCTACCTTCACGGGATCAACCGTCACTCCTCCTGCGCTTCTCTTTCCATTTTCAGCCACGAGATCCACCTCTGCATCCATGGAAAATGTCATGATCTCGTTTCCGTTGAATGAAATCGGCTCCTGTGCGTGCAGTGCGGCGATGGATGACTTTCCTTTTACCTTGTTGTATAAATCACTTACCAGTTCCTCCGGGAATAATGTTCCCTTGCTTAATGTTTCAGCCATTGTTTACTCTCCTTTTCCTGTTAATCCTGTCAGCAATTTTTTCATTGCTGCGTTTTTGCTTGCCGCTCCTGCCTCCGGATCTGCCAGTGGCGGTGTCGGCTGTCGTCTTCCTGCGAACAGTTTCGCCATTGCTTCGGCGTCTTTCTTGATACTCTCCTCATCCTCTCCCGACAGTCTCGCTGCCATCTCGTAAGGGAGTCCTGCCGCCAGCGCTACTCTCGTTTTTACCGAGTCGGTCTCGTATTTTTTCAGCGCTGCGTCCTTCTTTGCAACCTCGTCCGGAGAGAGGAATCCTTCGTACTGCTTTT